GCTCTTTTGCCAAAGACTCAAGGACTACTGCGGACATTTTTACCGCTTCCTTTACCTCTTCTGCTTTCTCTTCCATTGCCTTTACCTTAGCAGTTAACTCTTCTACCTTTTTTTCAAGGTCACCCATGGCTTGCTCTACCTTAGCCATTGCTTCGTCCTTTTTAGGATCTTCCTCTGCAGGTACTTCAGCAGCAGCCTCAATCTCTACTTCGATCTTAGGCTCTTCTTTCTTTACCTCTGCAATTTTACCTTCCTCAAGTACTACCACGATTTCACCTGACTCAAGTTGATGCTCTCCAATAGGTGCAGGGATTTGCGCCCCATCTTCACCGATTACGAAAATATCACCCGCCTCAAGATCGTAGGCTACTACTGTGCCATCCACAAGTTTACCTTCAACAAGTGCGAAGGCTGCCTGCTTTTCTGCCTCTGAGAAAAGTAGTTTTTTGATTTCTACTAGTGCTTCTTTTGCGTTCATAATTGTAAATATTAAATTGATTTTTAATGTTCAATTTGAGAAAGGATCTTGAAGATCTGTGACATTATTTCCTCGTCCTGAGTTACTACTTTATTGGTCTTCTCATATCGGAAAAGCCCCTCCACAGAAAAGCCTTTGAAAGTACCTGCCTTTACTTCATTCCAGATCTTCTCATTATCAACTTTGAAAGACCCAAACCATGAGCCATTTGAGATATCTTCAAATCCCTTCGGAGGCATGATGCCTTTCTCCCTATCAATGATGTAAGATTCAAACATATAGATCCCATCTACAGGAGTGCTATGCTCTACATTTACCTTGCTTTGGTAGCCTTTCTTAAAGAATCTCTGTACTATCTTTTTAATTTCAGCAGCAGAAAAAGAAACATAGTACTCCTCATCCTGATCCCTTCTGTAGATCGGTAGATCCGCTACCATTAAAGGCCCAGTCACGATTCTCTGATCTTGATTCTCGATGCTAAACTTGTTAAAACCTACAGCCCGAAAATCTTCCTGATTCATTTTGCTTTCTGCCCATCGAAGCATAGGCTCACCACCCCACAAAAGATATGAGATAGTCCCGCAGGCTTCAGTATCTTCAGGGTTATAATACTCAGCAGCCCTACTGAGGTAGGAGTATGTTCTTCGGATGGTCTCTCTCGACAAGTTTTCGCCTGCCATTATTTGAGTCGCACGAACTTTTCCTACCTGAGTAGCGCATCTATTCCCTATTGCCTCATTCAAACGGATACCCCTTTCGGCATTATCTTTTGCTGATTGAGGGTAGTCATTATATGAGTCTTCTTGGAATCTTCCTTCCCATTGAGTCGAGCAGATAGCCACCGCTTGATCTGATTCCTTACCCTCATTGATCATGTATTCAATGCATCTAGGTAGAAAGTCTTCTTTGCTTTCACCTTGTGCAGGTTCTACAAATTGCTGAGAAAAGGCTAAAAAGTTTTTTTGAATTGCAGGGTATTCTACTAGGGCTATGAAGTCAACTTCTTCTTCGCCTTCGATCGTATCCCCTATCATCATTTCATATAGTGGTAGTTTCTTTTCCATATCTGTAACTATTAAAATCCTGCTCTACGTTCAATATCTGCTACCCTCTTCTGTGTCCCTGTCACTTCGCTTTCTACTACATAGGCCCTCAAAGGTTGGGTAGGTTGCATGGCAGCACCTAGTGCCGTGATAGGACTGTTCCCGATAGTAGGTACTTGAGGAACACCACCAGGAGCAGCAGCCGAAATGGAAGGAGCAGATGCAGCACCACCTCCAGGCACCTTAGTTTTCACGATCTCTCTCACGTTCTTGATACCACCGGCAACCGCTACAGCAGCAGCAATGGCAGCACGGATAGGGGATGAAGGATCACCTGGAATTAACTGCGAAGTAAAGGCTTTCTGCGCTCCTAGATAGGTATCAATAGTGGTAGCAGCAATGGCCGTAGCCTTTCCCGCTGCCGTGTTCTTTCCTACTAGATCAGAGACAGTACCTAGAAGACCTGCAGCCATAGCAGCATTTGCCATCTTTGCCTCATTCTCTTTTTTATCGATCTCCATACGAGCCTCAGAGTATCCCTTCAAGGCTTCATTGTATTGCTGTTCATTAATCAATCCCTTTTGAAACTGCTCAAGGGATAGGGCTTCTTTCTGGTCAATCAAATCCTTTTGAATTTGGAAACTTGCTTCCGCCTCTTTCATCTGCATATCTAGTTCTGCTATAGCCCTTTCTGAATTTGCTAGATCAATGCTCTCTTGAAGGGTAGCAAGTGCCTGCTGTTCCTGCTGTGCAAGTTCTAGTTGTAGGGCTATCTTCTGCTCGGAAGTTAGTTTCTCATTGTTGAGTACTTCATCTCTCTGCTTCTGGTATTCTATCAGGATCTGCTCCCTTGCTTTTTCGTTTTCATCTGTGATTCCTTCAAGCCTAGTCTGGGTTCTAATGTCATTTAATTGCTTCTGGAATTCCGCCTCTTTCGCTGCTTCCTCCTTTTGGAATTTATCCCGTACCGCCTGAAGTTCTTTGCTTCTCGCAGCCTCAAGACTGCCGTCATCTTTCACCCCTGCTTCATCTAGTTTCTTCTGCTTTTCAGCATAGGTTTTCTTGATTGCTTCCTCCTGCTGCTGCTGCTCGTTTAGCATTTTATTTCTTGCCTCCTGAAGGATAGCCTCTGCCTCCATCTCCTTCTGCATCTGCTTTTCTCTTTCTGCTGATGCCTTTTCTCCGGCTGCTTTCTGTGCTTCCATAGATGCCAAATCGTATCCTGCTCTTTGCTCCTTCAATCGGTCAAGAGTACCCTGCGCTTCTTTGATCGTAGCATCTCCCTCTTCCGCTACCGCCTCGGGATCGAATACAAAAGAGGCTAGGTAATTAGTCGAATCATTTACCAAATTGGTAGCCTCCTCAATAACACCCAACTGCTTCAATGCTCCGCTGATATTATCAATCGAAGCAAGGATCATTGTCAATGGTAGAGATACGAATTTTATTACCCCTGCAAGGATAGCCTGATTCCTTTTTGCCGCTTCTACCTGTGCGTTCTTTGTAGCCTCTGCATTTTGTAGGTTGATCTCAGCCGATTTGATAGCCTCATCAGTTTGAGCCATCTTCAACTGCAGGATCTCCTCCTCAGATTTGCCCTGTAATTTTAGTTGATTGGTTTGCCCGTCAATTGCCTCAAGTTTTTCTTGATTTGCTGCTAGGTCTTTTTGGGTAGCCTCATTGAGTTTTTTCTGTTCGCCTGATACACCACCAACTAGGGAAAGGATGTCTTCCCAATAGGCCACTAATAGGCCGACAGCCACTACCAAAGCACCGATACCCGTAGAGATTAAAGCCTTCTTGAAGGTGTTGGCCCCTGCTGTCAATCCCTTAAATGTGATGCTTAACTGCTCGCCTACTTTGCCTATGTCTTTCAACTGAGAAAGCCCCTGAGAAAGGGCCATTGCACCCTGAACTTTTAGGAGTGCTTTTTCTACCTCTTCAGATTGGTTACCGAATAAAGCCATAGCACCCTGAACTGCTGCAATGCCTCCGGCTGCTGTAGTCGCTGCTGTGGTTAATGCCTGAAACCTTTTGCCTGGATCAAATAACTGAGCCGCCTCATTGGCTGCATCAATCTCATCACGAATGCCCGCTACCTTTTGCGCTGCGTTTACGGCTTCATCTGAGAATTCCCCGTATTTCTGCCTTGCTACTTGTAGTTCTTGAGTCGCTTCCCTTAATTGTTTCTTGAGGGGTTTGACATCTGCATCTAAAATGATTTTATTTTCTTCAGCCATTGGATTGGGTTTTTAAAGGTTTGGGGAATCCCCAAGAATTCCCCATTTGATTTTTACTCTGCTTCTACTTCTTCCTTCGGGTTCTGCTCCTGCACTTGCTGTGCTAGGAATTGGATGAAGGACATCCCGTACTTAGTTGGCAGTTCTTGCGCCCATGCTTCCAACATTTTGATTTGGTCTTCTGTTAGCGTTACTTTCATTTTGTTTTTATTTGGTTTTGTGATTGTAAATATTCAGCGATAATCTCCTCAGTCCATACGGCATTTGCTACCGCTTGAACCTTGGCATCTTCTCCGCTAATGTCATTGCTAGGATTGACTACATGACGATGAAAGGTTCGGCTAATTTCCACCCCGTCTTTCTCGATAATGTTTGCAGTCCTTACTTGAATAGAGTTGCTTTCAAGTACCTCTATTTTGTCTACTATTGTTTTTTCTGTTAAAGCCATTTTATTTTTGTTTAAACCATATAAAATCCTGAGATACCATATAATTGATATGATGATGAAATTTGAGTATCATTAACAATGCCAACATATCCAGTAGTACTAAAATCTTGCATTGTAATAAAAGTATTACTTTCACTAAAATAAGGATATATTACACCACTACTTGAAATATCATCCCATCTTAAAGTCCCTTGTGTATCTCCAAAAGTTGTAGTTGGGCCTACAGTAAAAGGTAATCCTGCAATTGTCAAATTACCCGTTCCTGATTTAGTTATACCAGTAATTGTTGCCTGAATATAAACTACATTTCCAATTTTAGTATATCTTCCTTTTGTTACAGAGGCGGTATTAACTGTTGCACCAATTTGTACAACAGGCGTCCAAGTCCCCTCCTCATAATCATCCAAAGCATTAGCCGCTGCCGTGTCTCCGTTGAATTGGATACCGCCTGAACTAGTTGATAGCCTAGCATAACCATCCGAAGTGATTCGCATTCTTTCGGTTGCACCTGAATTTCCGTTTGTATAAAATTGCAATCCTCCTGCCTGATTTCCATCTGTTGCATTATCCTTATAGGCTACCAATAAAGCAGGAGTAGCAAAAGCCCCTGAACTATTAAATTTAACTCTAAAAGCCAAGGCTGCCTCTGGACTTGCGTTGAATGCTCTTGAATCTCTTAAAGCCAATGCATTAAATGAATTTGATGCTGTTTCAATAGTTAATCCTGCATCTGGACTAGCCGTGCCGATGCCTACGTTGCCTGAGGAAGTATTTACATTTAAGCCTATTATTGTATTGCTGACTCTACCTATAAAAATATTGTATCCACTTTCAGAAGTAATACCCATATTTGAACTACCTGCATATATAGTATTGGTAGAATCTCCTCCATTTAATCTTAATCCATTAGCCGTCACGCTACTTGAGAATGTAGCCGCGCCTGTGAGAGTTGCTAGTCTTAAATAAGGGCTACTTCCAAAATTTGTAATAACAAAATCACCTGTAGTTAAATTATCCCTTCCAAAATCCCAATAATTACCACCTCCAAAATCACTACTCCTAAAATTGCCTTTTCCTTGACCCGAAGCATCTCCTCCTCCTTTTGCATGGATTGTTGCTTGTATTCCAGTACTTTCTACTGTTACACTTTTTGAGAAGGTAGCCGCGCCTGTGGAGGCTAGGGTTAGACAAGTAGTCCTTGAATTATTTGAACCTGTATTGAAATTGATATCAAAACCCGCAATAAAAGTATTACCACTTCCATTAGCAAAGAGAGATAATTGTGACCCTGCATCAGTTCCACCTGTAGCCCTTAGACCCGTTCCACCCGTTACTAAACCGCTCATTGTAGCACTTGTGCCACTTAAAGCACCTGTCAAAGTCACCGCTCCCGTAGTAGCCAAAGTAATCTGCGGAGTAGTACCTCCCGCTGCCATAGTTATAGCAGCAGCAGATACCAAAGATAAAGGCAAAGTGCCTGTGGTTTCTATTCTGTTTTGAGTGCCTCCTACGTTTGGAGTTATAGTAATAGCATTTGATCCGCTAGTCGCTGAAATCCTAGTAGAGGTTTGAAGGTCTCCGCTAAATTGACCCGCCTCAGCAGACAAAGTACCGCCTGTGATAGTCACCGCATTACCGCTTCCACTAGTCTTTGCAACCCGTAGCCCTTCGCCATTTCCTGCCTTTGTAATGTTCAAAGCAATACCGCTACCACTACCATGATTGATGATAGCAGTATCTGAACTTCCAGAAGTTGAGAAGGTCTTTTGTGCCGTGATAGTTTGGGCAGTTCCTAGCGTGACATAGCCTGTCAAATCAGAAGCCAAAGCCAGAGTGCCATCAGCATCTGGCAAAGTGTAATACCTTACCGCTGCATTTGTCCATTGAAGAACTCCTCCATTTGAAAGGCCTTTTCCGAAGTAGATATTATTTGCACTATTATAGCCTATCTGGTTCAAGTTAGCACTACCTTCGTGTAGAGTTCCAATGTTGACTATTCTAGTCACCTGATTGCTACCTCCGGCAGAGGGTAAAGATAAGCCATTTGCAAAGGTTTTAACACCACCAAAAACTTGACTTCCTGTAGTAACTACACCTCTAGCAGAAGCAGAAGCATCGGGGATGTTAATAGTAATATTTCCCGAAGTGGTGATAGGAGAACCGCTGACATTGACATCCGTTCCCGTAGTGCCTAGGGTAATTCCCACCGAAGTGACCCCTACATCTAGGTTGTCCTGCATCCAATCTTGGATAGTAGAAATCGTTACCTTGTTTGTAGTGGTAGCACCGCTTGCTACTATAGGAAGGACATCGTTATTAGCAATGTCCGTTCTCTCAATCAGTTGACTTATTCTCTTATCTGCCATAATTCTTAAATATAAAATCTTGAAGACCCGTTTTCCTGTAGCATATAGGCATCATTCTCAAGGAGGATGTAGTCATAGTCCACAGGGCTGATATTTCTCAGGATCTTGAATAGGGAAACGTAGGAAAGGCCGTTCGCAATTGGGTTGTATTTGTCCACCTTCTCAAGTTGGAAGTAGTGAACACCTACCTTCACAATAGTCCTGAAATCTAGGTTTGAAATATCGGTAGGAGTTAGGTAAAAATACCCCTCCAAAAGCCTACTATTCCTGTCCCCTATTGAAGTGATAAGCCCCTCGTAATATTCCGTGTAAAGGTTATTGTTTTGAGGGTATAGACCAATCGAGAAATAGACCTCCCGAGGGAAGGAAAACAGCACATCTGTTTGAGGCTCGATAGGATCATCTAGGTGACCTGCATAGGGATAGTTAGTATAGGCAATATTGCCCGAAGCATATCCTATATTCCAAGAAGGGCAGTCGACCTGTGGCTTCCAATAGGCTATACGAGGCTTGAAGTTGTCAGGTACTTTGACCCCATTCTCTACCTTGTAAAGGTGAATCATGATTCTACCTGCTACCTGCTCCCGCATTACAGGGGGACTGAATACCACCTTGACAGTCTTGGTATCAAGTATAAAATCATTGTCTATGATAGTCCTACTTTCCCCATAAGCCTCATTAAATTTGGTCTTATAGGAAGTAGACCAGTAGTCTGAATCATCATCAAATGTAAGCCTGTATTCCTTTGCCGATAGTTCGGAAAGAGGGGTGATAGTGATGTCCTGTGATTGGTCTAGTTTATCACTCCAATCAAGTGCCTGATCTTTGAAGGTTCTATAGAACTCATTATAGGGTACTATCTCAAGGACATTTGTACGAAGCCTGTCCTGAGTTACATACAAGTTGTACATTGAAATGATAGACTTCAAGAAATCCCTCTGCTTCATTGACTTGGGCAAGGTGTAGCCTATCTTCATAGTATCCCCTTCTTCAAGTTCTACTGCCACGGGTACTGTGTTGCCTATCTTAAATGTTCCTCCAGGCTGAATCACTACCTCGGTCTGCAGTTGGGTATTCGTTCCTGATCCTGCAATCTCTCCGGTTAGCCTGATTTCAAAGTAGTCATTCAAAGCAAGGTCAATGCCTCCACTTATTGAGACATCCCATGCATAGATTTGACCTGCAGAAATAAAGGAAACTAACTTGCTACTATACAAAACCTCAGATCCATTCTTTAAAACTGAGACTGTCCAGACGTTATCTGTGTAGCCCTGCAAAGCCTCTAAGAATATCCTAAAATTTAGGTTTAATCCTGTGTTTAAAGGCTGCGCTTTATTCCATGTGAATCGAGTACCTGAGTTAGTAATGGTGAATCCTGAAGTCTCTACGGATGTAAATCCTAGCAAATGTATAAAGTCTGAATCAGTAGTGACCTCTTGCTGAAATAGGTTAGTAGTCTGATTCAGTAGGGTAGTGCTTTCTCTTGTGATGGTCTTCTCTGCCGTGATCAGTAGCAACTTTCTGAAATAGAAAGAATTGAAGAAAGGAGCAGTAACCTGGAAGTTAGCCTCGGCAAAGATTCTTTTCAAAATCTCGGTGACAAATACCGCAGGCTTAAAGTTCTTGATAGGGTAGGTAATTGAGTCAACACTATAGCCATAATCTACCAAAGGGTAGACATAGTTCTGGGCACCTTCTACCCATTCAGTCCTACCCCATGAATTTTCAATATTGGTTCTATTCCAGACGTGGTCATAGTCCGCAAAATTTAGTTCTGCTAGGGTCTTATCCCCCAACTCATGGAGAATATCCCGAAGCCTTCCGAACATATTGACCTCGTAAGTGATATCCCCTTCCCTAGAATTGATCTTAGACATCCTTAAAACCCCGTCAAATATCTTGACGTTATCAAGGAATATCTGAGCCTTTGCCTGTTTAGCAGGGTTGAAGTTTACCCCGATATTGACATCCTCTTCGTAGTAGTCATTATTCACAGAGATATCAAAGATATTCCCAAAAAGGCTTTGATTTTTTGCCGTGTTTGGCAGGATAATAGTCTTTGAATAGGAAGTATTTCGCCTCTCAATGTCGCTAACATCCGCCACCGAGAAGGTGAAGTCTACGTCAATATCTCCAAGGGTATCCGCTTCGATCCCTTCTACGAATAGCCTTGCGCTCATATTACCTGTCTGGTGTTTAGTAGTTGGAATTCTACGTCTATTTCTAAGTTGAATAACTTATCAGAGGCAGTTTTCTTTACCTCGTATGTGGTAGCGTTAGGCTTCACCGGTATCCATGAAGGAGTGATGTAGTTATCATTTACCAAATTCAAATAAACCAAAGGGCTTGAGTACAGTTCCCTTAGTAGTTCCGCCTGAACGTCATTAATGTAGTCCGAAATGATTCTCCAATTCTGAGTTTCCTTTGTGAAGTAGATAGGGTTCACGTTCTTTACCACGATCCCATTCGCCTCGTAAATATCCCCGTTGTAGTTTCTCTCATAGCCTTTCTTTTCAATCTGAAAACTAGTCTTATTCACTAGGTCAAAGTTGAAGAAATCATAAACCCCGAACTTATTCAGGTAGGCTATCCGCATAGGATCGTACCTGCCACATGATTGAGTGTATAGGGTAGCGAATTTGTACCTTCTTGTAGATCCGTTATTCCAATTCACGAATAATTGAATAGATGCTACACTACCTCCATAGGTCAAAGGAGTTATCTGAATGTAGGTGATGTGTGGACTTGTTACTGTGGTTGGTGTGATATAGTAGGTCTGAGTGGTTGCGTTATTGTAAGTAACCAATAGTTCTACATTGGTCAAAAGACCCGTATTGATAAAGCCGAAAACCTGAGAATCGGTCTCTCTGAGTTTGATAGTATCCCATGCTGTCAAAGGCTTGTAGACTGTGTTGCTAGATCCCCAATACTGAGCCTGGCCTGAGTACCAATTCTTCAACTCAAGCAAAGGCAAAGCCCCTGCGAAAGCGTACTTGGTTTCACTCACTACCTCGCTTGCTAGGACTATGACAAATTCCCCATCAACTTCGTAGTATTCGTAGCACTTCAGGTAGTATCCCTTTATAGCATTCTTTGAACTTGAGGAAGTAGCCGTTTCATAGAACCCTTTGCTGTAGGTGAAGTCTACAGATACATATTTTGAAACATCGAACTCCACAGGATCTCCAGGATCAGCAGGGCTATCGTAGTATGCTGTAGTTACGAGTTCATCGTCTGAGTTATAAACTTTGACCACATACTTGAAACCGATCTCTTCCGAGTTCGTGCTGCTTATCGTGTAGTTAATCCGATTGAATGCCGGAAGAATGTCTATGCTTGGTTCTACTAGGGTTATCATTTGCTTATTCTTAAAACGAGTGAGTCACTTCCAATGGTTTGAATGTCGACATTGAATTCAGGGGTTGCTTCATCTATTGATTTCTTGATGAATTGCCTTCCTTCAATACCGTACTTTTTGATGTAGTATGCTAATCTCTTAGCACTTGTTGAAATCTGAGGAAGTACATTTCTGCCCTCTATCAGGTTAGTTGCTTCGATCTCCATGTTCTTTCTTTGCATCCATCCTTGCAACTGCTGTAAGGCTTCAGGAGGCATCCCGTAGGTCTTGAATTGGTAGAACTTACCCTGATCATTCTTGTAGGTCTTCCGCTTGTTTTGAATACCCCTTACCCCCTTGTCTATGTAGTCTGCATAGTCTACCCCTATACCTATCTCAAGCCTGTATCCTGTCTTAGTTTCCTTTACCCCTAGGACTGAAAAAGAGGAAGACAATCTGCCTGAATCCGCAGGTGTATTTTTGGCTAGGTTTTCAACTATGTTAATGCCTAGTTTGGTCATGGCATCGCTCACGTTTTTGATTAACGTGCCTTCTACAGCAGCGACATATTCGCTAGGCTCGAGTTTCCTTCCGCCTATGTTTAAATTCGCTACTTGAGTTTTTGTTGCAACTGCCATTTCTTTAACTGCGCTTCTTTGTCCTTATTGTAATCCTTCAAATATGCAAGGGTATTCAAGTACTCCACTACCCTCAAATCATAGGCATCATTTACCTTTATGTTCTGGAAGTCTGCGACCTGCTTAGTGCTAAATACCCAGCCCCACCTTGCCATAAATCCACTACCTTCTTCGCCATCTCCTTGTTCTCCATTGAGTAAATTGTGATACTGCTTATTAATTCGCTGAATAATTGACAAAAAAAAAGCATACAAGCATATACTTCTATGAATTTTGCCCCTAGCAAATCGTCTGCCACCACGTCATGAGGTACTACCCCGTACCCCTGATACTTCTTCCCTTTCATCGGTAGAAAGAAGCACGCTGCAATCTTATTGAGTTGCATTATCTCACCGCTAAAAGCCAAAATATCAATGTACTGCCCTGCCGTAATCTCGTGTAGTTCATGGCAGAACTTGTACCTGTTATCCCCTACCTGCAAATAGTCTACAGGTTTGGTCTGTGGAATATTATTAAAGAAATCTAACTTCTCTGCGTAGGTGTGCATGAGATCTCGATACTTGTAGGTATCATAGTGTTCCTCACTTTTACCCTCCACGATAGCAAGCATCTTTGCCTGCTTCTCAATGATATTCAGATTTGCGTTCGTTTCGATATCGTACAGGCTGATGAACTGCCCGACAGTCAATTTATCCCACATGATTAGAAATATATTTTTAAGGTTTGATGTATTTATCTGAAGGAGTACTTCCCTAGATGGCTGTTACTGATCTTATTCACCACCGAATACCTGAGAGCATCCAAGGCGTGATTAAAATTATCTACAGGCTTGTTAGTCATCTGCCCGTTTTTATCCTCAATGTATTTGTAGTTTCTTAGTTCCTTGATCAGGTTGTAACTTCCCTCGGTTGCATAAAGGTTGTATCTCCTGATGATGTCTATCCCTAGATTGATAGCGCCTTTCACCACAGGCTTCACGTTCCATCCCATTCGGTAGATCTCCTCAATGCTTTTTGGCTCTGCTGAATCGGCAAATATTTCATTAGCCTTATCAAGGCCCAGGCTTTGCATTTCTTTTGCTATGTCCTGATTGGTCATGCCTGTCCTGTATATCAGTTCATCTACATACATGGCATCATCAAGGATGTAAGTCCGCACCAATGCCGTAGGATCATTGCTAAATCCAAAGTCCAAACCATAGGCCACAAGTTTAGCCTCCTTGGGTATCTGCTTGGTAGTACTGAAGGTATATACTAGGGATCGGCTCTGACCCCTTTCCCCTAGCCCGTAGACCCTCCAATAGTTTTCATCAATCTCCTTGAGCCTTTCGATCTCCTGCTTAACCACATCCCCTAAAAATGGGTTATCCTTGTAGGTAGTCTGGTGAAATTCTACATCCTTCCGGGTAAGTATCTGGTCATAGATCCAGTGGAATTCTTCAGAAGGGTTGTAGTCTAGAATAGCCTGCTCTGTGGTTCTAAAAATTAGTTGCTGCCAATCTTCAAAGATCAACTCATTTGCTTCATTAATAAAAAGCAAGTCCCTTTTTCTACCCCTGATTTTTTGAGGCATATCAAGGGAAATAAATTCAATCGTATTTGTATTGATCGTGTATTCGTTTGCCGTTTTGCTGTGAGCATCCTCATAGTAAATTTCATGATCTTTAAGGATGGTGAAAAAGTCACGCATCACAGTACCCCTCAAAGCAGGGAAAGTCTTCCGGCAGATGGTTATAATCTTACCCCTGTTCCTTTCGCAGTATGAAAAAATAATCCAAAGAAGGATATTGTAAGTCTTCCCGGATCTGGTGCCACCTTGCTCTACTACTATCTTAGATTTGCTAGCCTCAAGGTGCCTGAATACTTTGTTTGTTTTAATGCTCGTGATTGTCATCTACGATAGTGACTTCAAAAACTTTCTTGCCATCTGCCCCGGTGATCTCCTGCCTCTCGACATATCCCCTAGATTTGCCCTGTGTTTTTAGAAAGAAGATGATAGCAGTAGTATCACCGCTATCAATCTTCTGATCTAGTTTGCTTTCAACAAAATCAAGCCTGGTATTTCTTCCTTCGATTACAGCCTGTTCTAAGCCCTCCTGCTCAATCCATTTGTAAAGGGTAACCCTATCTACCTGCAATGATCTTGCGGCCGTTGAGAGGTTCCCAAATGACTTAATAATGGCTTTCTCTATTACAGATCTTTCCGGCTTTTTCATAGTGTTGATTTTTGTTATTTACTCTAACCCTTTAAACGCTTTCAAAGGATAAAATACTAGGCTGTTTCTGTAGCCTCCTTCATGGGTTGGAATGATTGGAGTAACCCCGTGAACATTCCTCCAAGCCGGATATACTAAAATTGAATTATCCTTCTGCCCAATAGTAGCGTTATAATCCGGGATGTGAAGATCTCCTCCTTTTGAGTTTTGCTTTTTGCAAATGATAACATTTACGGCTCCCACTATATTGCCTGCATCCCTGTGAAAAGGTGCTGAGATATTAAAATTAGAAATTGAACTTGTAAACAGATTTGAAAATCTCCATTTACTAGGAACCTCTTTAAATAATTCTATCTGCTTTTCATATTGATTTGGAATTATTTCCTTTATCAATTCTTCACTTTCTCTAGCAAGTAAAAGCATAGCCTTAATAAAAGTTTGCGCTGTCTTAACTGAATGTACGGAAGAGATAGAAGGATAAGGTCTTCGATTATGAGGCCTAGGAGGAACACTACCTAAAATTGTAGAATATTGTTTTACAACATTTTCTTTTGTGTATTGGCCTGCACTTCTACCCATTTCGCTCTTTGGCACTTTTTTGCTTTGTAATTCTGCGTTAGCCAAATCTGCTAATTTGCACATCTTTTCAGGCATTTTAGTTAGGTAAAAACCAATGGGTTCACCATCAGCATAAAATATGCTGTCTTCAATTACATTAGGTTCAATGTATTCACAATTATCTCCGATCTTTCGATCATGATCTACTTTAATTAAATCAATTCTTTTCATTTTTTTTTATCTGTTAAAAGCAAAAACATTTGTGCAAGCAGGGAACCAGGATTTTTGCCATTGGACTTCCCTTTTATCATCATGGCAAATTCTATGCTTTTCGTAATTTATATTGTAATTTTTTTCTTGCTTCTCGATTAGAGACCATAATCTTGATAGGCTAGGATCTACGTCAAAACTCCATTCATAAACCAATTTTTTGAATGTCTTATTTGTATTTTCAAGGATCGGCATTTCGGCACCCTCTATATCCATCTTGCAGCAATTAAAAGAATCTGCCTCTGAATCGAAGTTAGCGCATTTCACCTTGATTCCCTTATTATTCCATTTCTTAACAAGTGAATTTCTCCATACTTGATTATTGTTACCTATGAATAAAATGGCTTCTTTCCTGTCATCGTGAACTAAGGCTACATTCTTGATCTCCGCCCTGAATCCGTTTAGCATCAGATTCTTTTCTATCATGTCGCAGTTATAAGGATCAGGTTCATAGACTGTGACATTTGCACCTTTTGAACAGGCTAACAAAGCAAAAGCCCCTACATTACCTCCACAATCCATCCAATCTTCCCCCGGCTCTATTGTCATTCCTTTTTTTAGATAGGTTTTATTTCCGATCACTTCCTCAAAAGTTTTCAAATCAGAAAATCCTTCCCGGTAAAAGAAATGAATTCCATTTATGGCACTTCTTTTAAGTATCATAATTTTTGCTTTTCCGCTTTCAGGTGTTCTACAATCATTGCACCTACATAGGCACCCTGTTCCCTCCAGAACTTAACCAATTCAAAAGCCTCCTCATAATGTTCTAGATCAAATTCTATTTGGATTGCTTTCTTTACTCCATTGGTCATATCATCAAGTTGATCACTTACGTCTTCATCATCTAAAATTGAATAGTCTGGAGTCTCTCCCCAATTAGGAATACTAAGCCCCCATTCTTCAAGCAATTCAGGTTCCCATTCATTTGCTAGCATATCCCAATCCCATTCACCGAAGCCTACATTATCCTTAATGATAAACTGCTTTTGCTCATCTTCGGTAAGGTTATCTGCTAGGATAATTGGTACCTCTTTAAGACCGGCTTCTTTACAGGCTTTTAGCCTCATATTACCGCCTAACACAATCATATCTGAATTAACTACTATCGGCCTGATCTCAAGCATTTTAGGGAATTCTTGAATAGACCGAACCAATTTTGAAAACTTGTCATCCTTAATTACCCTAGGGTTATTAGGATTCATTTTCACCTCAGAGATTTTTACCTTTTCAGTTTTCATTTTTTCACTTGTTTGATTCTTCAGTAGCCTCTAATGCTTCTACTTCTTTTTCTTCTAGTTTGTTGGGAATCCCTGCATCATCTAGTAACTTCTTAAACAAGTACGCTAGTTGAAATATTCCTTCCTCTTCATCTAGTGTGATGCTTACTACTTTTTTCGGGCTGTTAAAATTTAATTGGAAATTTGACATGATTATTTTTTTTTGGTTTGAAATTGATTCATTTTTTGTTCGTGCTTAGATTCTAAAAATTCCCTATGGGTTTTTGTGTCCCCCATGGTATCGTGACATTTTCTACACAAAGCCATTAAGTTCTCTATCCTATCCGCTGTTTTGCTTCCTCCCATACCTCTAGCCTTTATGTGGTGAATGTCTACTGCTTGAGATCCACATGACTCACATGGAATAAAATCGGCAATGGTATAGCCGAAATATTCCATGTAAATCTTTGTGTGCTTTCTCATTAATCCATCCACTTGCCATGAGTCCTGAGATGCCAGAACCTATGCTTCAGCACCTCAAGGATCAGGGATGTAAGGCTGTCAGATTCATAGAACCCTTCCTCCACTTCTAATTTGAACTTTGCCATAGTTAGAAGGGTAGATCGTAGTCTTCAGCCTGGTAAGGAGTTGCAGGAGTAGCAGGCATCTTGTTAACCTGTGGCTTTGCCCCTTCATCTTTCTTGTATTCATTCAAACTGATTGCCACATCCTTGCCGTATTCATTCGGCTTATCGTAGATGTTTACATTCAGATTCACATACTTCTTCCCGTTGTAGGTGTATGCGTGCGCCTCGGCATCTGATAGGCATAGCGAAGCCGTGATCCAGGAATCGTTTCTCTTCTTTCCGTTGCCTAGTCTTGTTTTTGGTTTGTTGTCCATGTGTTTATTTATTTGGTTTTTCTTCTTCTCTTGATTGGCTTGTTTTCTATCACCGGTGTCTCTGTGGTGAAAGGTACTTCTACCTCCTGCAAAGCCTGTGCTGCTTCTTCTTCCTGCTGCTTTCTGTACCAAGTAGTATTTTGGTCATTGGTGTACCACCCATAAAGGTAGTTGACTAGTTCTGCCCTACATGAACTGCACCAATGGCTGAAATTGTGCTTCGGATTGACATAGGTAGTGTATAGGTGAATGAGATCCGCATATACATCCTTAGAGTAGTTCCGGATGAAAGCGTGCTTTTTGTAGCATTCGTAAAGTTCAAAATGCTTCTTGAATAGTTCGTGATCTTCTGGAGTCATGATTGAAATTTGTTAGTGAAATGATCCTCCACATTTAGGTAGATGAAGGGTACTATACTACTTATAAATATCGCTTCTAGTAAATCCGTTTTTAAGATTAGAAAAAACAGGCTAATCCAGAAGGACAGACAGAAGGAGCAGGAGAAAGGCTTGACTAGTTTCCGCTTTGTTACCCTTGTAAATACCGCAGGAATATTGAGGATGTAGAAGTAAATCAAGGTAATCCCGATCGACCCTAGTATACTAACTGCTGCTTGATACATTTTCTGATATTTTTAATTGTGATAAAAATCGAAGTATGCGGAATGCCTGTCTGCTTTGATACCTTCCTAACTGACCCGAGTTCCACATACATTTTGAGAATCTCCTGATCGTACCAGTACAGCCCCTGCACTATCTTTGAAATTGAGTCTGCTACCGCTTGGCTGTTATCGATCTCCTCCTCTTCTTTAATGAACTTGACTATATCCTCCACGGGAACTAAGGCTGCATACATCCTGCCAAACTTCCCATATTTGCTGTTGGTTTGATTGCAGCAGATCCTGACAATCCAGAACTTGAAAACCTGCTTTCCTTTGGCTTCTAATTCCCTTATTTTTTCGGCATCGTATTCTAGGACTATGACCGCTACCTCTTGCCTGAGATCTTCCCATAGATCCTTACCTATGTTCTGGAAAACATATTTAAACTCCTGATCATATAGCCATCCGATCGCTTTCATTTGAGGCTAATTACTTCGCCTGTAGGAAGCCCTGCATAGTCACATAGCCATCCGTTCCATTCGAACCTGATCTCCTTGTCACGGCCTTTAAATGAAGCCGCAAGGAGTCTGATTTGAATCTGTACTAATTCGATACTTTGAAAACTGCCTTTACCCTTATTCATCCACTTAGACCACTCCCCGCTTGAAAGCCTGTAGCGGATCTCAAGAGAGTAATCTAGTCGGGATTTGGGAAGCATTCTAGGCATTCTGATTTTCTATTTTATTTATGTAAACGTCCCATCTAATATGAGTTTTCTCTATTGCTTCTTCCTTGCTTCTACCTCTTTCTCTTACTATATGACCTTGGTCACTACACTGCCACCAATCATTACCGCAATAATCTACATAAAAAAGAACATCTTTATATGTGTGTTTACTTTCGCAAAATGGAGTAAATAAATTATTCCTTTTCATCTTTTTAAGATTTCTTTTTAATTGTGGCATTTATGCCGTAATAAGGAAGGCTACCTGCTAACAACTCACACCCCAATTGCAGGCAGGTGGGATCACTTAGCCTTCCCTCTTTTCTCTGATTACAACTTCTAATCCTATAGCCTCGCAGATCATTCTAAGATTGAAAAGGCTGATAGATTCCCATCCATTCTCTACCTGATTGATAGGTGCATGAGATATGCCTAGTTTCTTACAGAGTTCTAACTGAGTGAAGCCGCTTTTCTTCCTGGCTTGTCTTATGAATCTTCCTTCTTCTACGCTCATTTGGTTTGTTATTTATTCAAATATAGTATTAAAATTAATATCCAACTTTAAAAGATGAATTTTGTCTAAAAAGGTAGCATCTTATAGATCCCCATCTGAATAAATTCTTCACCTTTCTTGACTATGCACTTCCTGACATTTAACTCAAATACCATTTTATCATTAAAGCCGTACTTCTTTTGCGCTATGTCCATGAGTAATTTAACCGGATTGTCTAGATCGCTTGCTTTGTTGCTAAATCCAAAGAAGAATTCAACACGTAGCATCTCATAAGTTTCTATCTTACCTTTTGGCATTCTTAAAATCATCCCCTTTTCATAGTCCTTGTAGGCAGGTGTTTTAAATCTCTTTCCCTGCCAGGCTAAATTCACGGACATGGGCTTCTCATTTATCTTAAATTGTATCATCTGCAAGCCTTATAGATTAGATCCATCCCTATAGTGTATAGGGCTACTATCACCATGAAAAGAAAGCCTACTTCAAATTCAAAATGCAGCAGGGTAAAGATCGAAAGCAAGGTAGACTGTATGCTGAATAGATCCTGCTTTGAAGGTGTGAAACTCTTGATTATCTTTTTCATATCAATTTGTCTAGGTTTCTATTTTCTTTTATAGATTCCAAAATGAATAGTTTCCAGATTTTATTTTTTGACTTTGCGCCTACAGTAACTTCATCTATGTACCGGGTAGTAAGTCTCAATTCCCTTCGTACATCATTCTCAATATCTTCTACCTGATACATCCAAGGCTTTAAGATTCCTTTTTCTTGAAACTTATTAAACCAATTTGCACCCCATTCTGCTAGATCCTTGCAGTAGCCGTGATCCTTTGCGTATTGGTAATTATCACGGAATATCTGCTTACCTATTTCAATCCAGTATTCTATTTCTTCATTTGTAGGTTCACGATCTACATTATTCATAGCCTGTACTTCCTGAACTATTTGGCTTTGATGGTGTGCATAGTATTGGTTAATCCATCCGCTTACAGACTTTTCATTTACATGGTAGAAGTCACCGTATTGTCCTCTCATGCCTGCTTGAAGGATGTAGTCTACCCTGATTTCATTCATCCATCCATAACTGGTAAATAATTTATCAAGACATTCAAGTAGGTTTGTGGCATCTTCCTGATTGTAATCTTTGAATTGCTTCAAACCACAGACAAATTCCATTTTTTGAAGGTGTTTTAAAATTGTCGCTTTCATTGATTTGATTTTTTAAGTTCCTCTTCCTTTAATAATTCCTGGTACATATCCGCAAATATGTTTTTACTTTTCGGCTTTTCTTCTTTTGCCCGGTAAGTATTACCTCTTTGCTGCTTAAATCTGCTTGCATTATTTTTTACAAACAAGATAAAACTATTCTTTAAATGCTTTTCACCTTCAAATTTTTGACCTTCATGAGTCAACTCCCATTCCTGAAATAGTTTGTTTACCTGGTCATCATTTAAATCATAGATGTGAGACATCTCTTCAAATAAATTTTTACCTCGAATACCCCTATTAGTAAAAATAGTAATAGAAGAAATATCATTTACATTACCATTTACATTTACATTACCATTTACATTTACAGGTAGATTTGCTACATCATTTGTAGCATTGCTAGGATTTGCTAGACTTTGCTTAGCATTGCTAGATTTTGCTAGACCTCCTTTTTTACCTGCCTCTGCCCTTTGGCTTTTCTTTTCATCCCATATTTTAAGGTCTCTTTTTAGTTGAGTCTTAATTGGAAGAAATGCCACCTTCAAAAGTTTATCCTCTGTGATAGGATCTTCATCATTGACGTAAGCGAAAATATGCTTGATCAATTTACCGGCATCTTCATCTGAAAGTTCATCGAAAACTTCCCTTTGATCCGTGTACAAAACAAATGATTTTTTACCCTGCATAAAATAAAAAAGCCCGACAGGTGGAAGACTGCCAGGCTCAGGTTTAGTTAACCTATGGAATCATTCTCGCTTCCACACAGGAATGATTCGATGTACAAATATAAAACTTTTTTTAATTATCCTACTAGATACCTTTTTTTTAATTCAGTATAAACAGTCCCATAGCATCTTCCTAATTCAAGTGCAATTACCTTAATTGGCTTTCTATCCTGCCATCCCTCAAAGATCATCTGCTTTTCCTCTTCAGTTACTCTGCGCCTTTTCATTCTTATCTAGGATTTCTTCTACTGCATTCAAACAATCATGAAAGATGCTTCCTCCTTCATCTATAGCAGTGTGAAGCCTTTCAAACAAGGTCACGAATTCGTGAAACTGCTTGATAGTTGCTTCGCCATTATCGTACCCCTCAAGGTATCTAAAAGCCTGCGTAGACTTCCTCTTTAATGCATTGATCATGTTCTTGTGCTTAGTCTGCAGATCCAGGTCAAAGAACTTGAGCATAGATACATCCTCATAGTAGTCTAGCATGATCTCCTGCAGGGCTAGGTACACCAAGTACTTCTGCGTACTACGGTGATTTAGTTCGGTAATTATTTCTTCTCTCGTCATTTGTTCAGGTAGTATTTTGCTATTCGTTTATCGTTTACATTCACCATGTCGGTAACAATGTCAAGCCCTTCCTCTCGAAGGTTGGCTATCCTTGCGGATAACCGGAAGCAGCCGAACATATTTAACGCATCTAATTGAGTGATCGAGTAGCCATTCAATAGCCATCCCTTTATGAGTGCAGTTTGTGAGTCTGTGGATTTCATAGCGAATAGATTAATTTTTTAGCAGCATTTAGGTGTGAAGTGAATTCTTCTTCTGTTATCTCTTCTAGGTTATCAGCCTTGAGAATGTAGGTCACATACCTGATGTGCTCCACCTTGATAGATGGCCACAATTCAAGGGCTACTAAGTTGTCAAGTTTATCAGTAAAGTAGTTTACTGCTATGACTGCCGAATCTGAAAGCAGTTTGTAGTGATAGTACTTATTTAACGTGAAGTACTTTGGGATAGAGACTTCGCTCTCTACTTCCTGAGTTTGGGTGATTTTGATTTTGAAATTTTCCATAGGTTTTTTTGTGTTTAGATTAAAGTTTCATCCCTAGCATATAGCCTAGGGCAAAGATTGGAGACATGGCTACGATAAAGTAGATGATTTTTCCTAGTGTTTTCATGGTTATTTTTCGTTTTGTTGGATTAAATAAATTTCTAATTCTTCAAATGAATCAAAGATCATTTCATCATCCGTATCAAAATCGTAAATTATATATTCAACATCTTGACCGAATGAAGAGGCTATTGTAATTCCGTTTTCTAATGCTATATAAACATACCCGGAATTAGGATTAAATCCCTCTTCCATTATTTCTTCTGCTGCGTAATGTTCAGCATAGGCTTCCCAAACCTTTGACATTCCTTTTGCCTCTAAATAGGCTAGTGAGTTTTGCTTTTTCATTTTGTTATTTGGTTAGAGTTATTTGATATGCCAAATATCTTAGAAATAAATTAGAAAAAAAATATTTCAACAAAATTTTTGAATTAATTTTTTATTCCGTGCCTCCTTGATCACCAGAGTGACATTCTTCACAGGCAAATCCAGATCCTCTGCTATCTCATAGTTATTGTACCCCCAACAGGAAAGGGTTATTATCCTGTTTACCTGATCCTTTGGTAGTACTTCCATCAAGTTACTTCTTGAATTGCTTTTGTTTACTAGCAGGATCTTATAGAGGATGTACTGTACTACTATATTCTTGACCCCCATGATCTCGGCTATCTTATTCCTTGTGTAGCCTTGAGCATATAGATCCTTGACAAGGGGTGCTAGGCTTTCATGTTTGCAAGTAGCCATAATCTATAAAAGGTTTCATTGAATGGAAGTTTTTCTGTTTGGTAGGTAGACTTCACCCCCTTCGGGGCAAGGTCTCCTGGTCTCTGTATTTCTTTCCCTAGGTATTTCATTTGATTGATAGGTTGAAGTTTTCTACTATTCTAGCACCGAATACATTCTCTCCTTTTTTAATGGCTTCTTTGATTGCCATCTTATCTGCCGTTACTACATTCTTGACATTCTGAAAAGAAGCAGGCAGGGCTTCTACTACATCCACCTCCACCGCTTCAGATCTTCTTAAGGATATCTTGAATAGTGGGCTTTCTATCTTCTCGATTCCGCTTACTAGCATGGCTTTCTTGAGGCTTTCTGTTAGCCAGGTAACCTTCTTATCTCTGCTTTCTTTCATAGCCTTGAGTCGCTTGATTTCGGCATCTATAGCATCGCTCTCACTTTGGTAGTTGGCTATCACCTTTGCATAGTTTATGCCTTTGCTTTGAAGTTGCTCCTGATTGATTAGCAGTTCTGCTTCTAGTTCTGGAGTCAGTTCTTCGGTTTCAAGGAGGGCAGCCAAATACTGCGCCTCCTGTGTTATCTGGTATAGGTTCATAGTAGTCCTTCGATTATTTCTTTTTGATCATTGGTTAACTTGTACTTTTTTAGTGCCTCCTTGGCTGTCTTCTGCTGCTCTGGAGTTCCATTCAAGTACTGCACTATCCCTGCGAACTGCTGCTCTGTAGGTGCTACCTTATCAGGGGCTTTTGGCTGATGGTCATTTGTTGAATCAGGATCTTTGGTATCATCAATCAGGAATAAACCATTCAATGCGTACTTTCTAGCATAGGATGAAGATGATCCAAATGACTGCGCTATGTCCATGCCTTTACGATTTATGTCAATGCCTGCCTGAGCAGTAACCGCTCTGCCTTCCATGTCCTTCTGAATTGAAGCAGTTGATTCAATAAATACTATACCTCCTACTTCCTTAACTTCAT